AAATTTCCCATCCACCTGCTTTAGAGCCTATATACCCAGCGCTTGCAGTTATCGCTCCATCTCCATCTACTTTGAACGCTGATGATGAAATATAATAAGGTCCGTCACTATCTAATATTACTTTACCACCACTTGATGTTAATTGAGTTGTTCCAATATGCAATCCACCAATATCACCACCCAATTCTACTTGAATAGTTCCCTGCATTATAACATCACCACTTTCATTTAATTCAAAATTAGATGATGATATTCCAATTGTACCATCCCCTGAGCCAGATATGTATGATGATGGACTACCGAAAAAGAATTTTTTTGATCTAACTTCAAATTCACTTCCTGCCCCTGCACCTGATCCTGTTTTCGATCTAAACCTAAAATAACTTTCACTGCTAGCTATAGCCTCTAATCCTACACCATGATATGGTGTTTGATTTGTTCCATCTTTTTTTCCCAATAACATGGAGCCAGACCACATCATAATACCTGAGCCGGTAGCAGCACTTCCAGTTGCGTAATTAAATCCTCTATATGTATGTGTTCTTAAATTTGCCATATGTTACCCATCTGATAATGTATTTTCTGCTACGGTAAATCCTTCCATTACAAATCCATCACCTATTATAATGGATCCTGAAAGTACATTATTATTACCACTTATAAATAGATTGCTACCTGAAAAATTAATTGATTCTGTTAATAATGATATATTTGCTTGCTGACCAGCTGCGTTGTAAAATTCAAATCTAAAATCTAATATGTCATCTTGTCTTGGTGCGTCTACCGGTACTTCAATAAATGTATGATTTGGTGTAAATTGGTAGTCTATAGCTCCCTGTAAAACAACATCATTTATATACCAATCACCTGATTCAACTGCAAATACTATTTGTATATCGTCATCTTTACTAGGTATAAATGGTAGGTCTAGCAATTTATCATCACCTACTCCAAATTGTACATCTACATTTGCAGTTGAATTACTCGGCCACGATGCTGCGTATTCTTGCGTGAATGTACTTGTATAGGTATTATTCCAGCCAGTATCTGTTGGAGAGGTCATAAGACCTTTTGGTTGGGTTGTTTGTAGTTCTGCCCATGCATTTCCTTGTGAGTCAATTGCTGTAGTGGTCCAATTCTGTTGCGTTTCTCCATCTGCACTGAGTTGCACTATTTTTTCACCAATTTGTCTATCATCACTATTAGGTATATTACTCCCTGATATATACACAGCCATTTTAGATTTTACTTCCTGACCATCAAATTTCTTTGCAATAGCTCTAAATTTTATTTCATATTCATTGTCTTTATATACTTCAATTTTAGGTATACAATATGTTTTTATATATGCATCTTCTTCAGTTAACCCGCTACTTCCTGTTATTCTTAATGAAGATATCATAACATCATTATCATAAACATTTCTAAAATTAATAGATTGATTTACTGATTCAGATGCCCAGTAGTTATTTATAGTTTCTTGACTATAAAATCTCCCAAACCTATCAAACGCTAAATCAGCATTAGGTATCATGAGTAAATCCCTTTCTACAAGTATATTATCTCCTACTAATTGAAAATCTGCAAATCCGTGACTCCTTATATATGTTTTAATGTTATGAATATTACCACACACTGGCGTTAGATTTTTTAATGTTATACTTGCAAATGATTGGGAGTTTAATGATCCTGTATTTAGTGTTGCTTCTTGTTGATAGCTTATTTCATATGGAGGATCTACAGTAAACGCCGTTGGTTCATAATTATAAGGTGTATAAACATATGATGGTGGATATTCTGTTCCTACCTGCTCTTGTGATTGTAAAGCCATAGAATAAGGTGATACTCTAATTTGTGTAGAGGATATTACTTCGTGTATAACGGTAGTATACTCTGCCGTTTCACCTGGCTGGAATGAATTACCAGCACCTATAACAACTCCAGGCTCAGGTACTGTTAATAGTCCACCTTCCATGGATGCTGAAAACACTCCTGTATTACTATTTACTACTATATACGCAGATCCAAATCCAGGATATGCGTATGTCGTATTCCCTCCTATATCATCACTCGATGCAGTATGCTGTGCTGTACCTGTACCATATGTTTGTGTTAAATATTCTCTAACATTTTCTACTATTTTTAAACCTGGTATTTTTTTGAATAGCACAGGTGATGTATTAACTTTAATAGGATCAATAGCTATATCTCGTGACCACAATACATTATACTTATTAGCCCAAAATCCTTTAATATCATTCCCTTTTATTCGTTTTTTTGCTATTGCTAATATTTGCACCTTACCTGTCCCAGGCGGAGTGTCAGGGTATATATATGGGCTTATAACAACTCTACCCGTTGAATCTATGTATGTTGTATTATGATGGTAAATAGGGTTTCCGTTAACATCTGTAACTGATATTAATATTGGCTTATCAACTCTTAATAAGTGTCTGTCACCATATATTTTAAACATGTTTTTACCAGCAGTAAGTTCGGAAGGAAAATCAGAAACTTTGAAATATGAAGAATCGGTATTTGTATCTATTATTAATACATCTTCCTGAAAGCGTGGGTCGACTGTACCGTACCTTTTTATCATTACTAATTCTCCATATGTCTATCTACTTTAGCGTAGATATCATATATAAATATCGAGAACTAATAAATAACGTTACTTAACTGATTGTTTCTTGAAATTTCGATAAGATCATCTACCATATCTCTCATAACGTCTATATGAGATATTACTAACATAAAATCAAATTCTGTTTTTAAATAGTCGAATAATAATGCAATAGAATTTATATTATTTGAATCTAGATTTCCAAAACCCTCATCTATTGCTAAAAATGTAGGTCTAGGTAAGCTTGATATATTAATTAATGCAACTCTGATAGCTAATGATGATATAAATTTTTCCATACCTGATGTCATATCTAGAGACCATTTATTATCACCGTATTTAATATCTGTTAATATATTCTTACCATCAACACTAAACTCTAATTTAAAATCTACAATATGTGATAAAATATTATTTATCTCTTCTTCTACATACGGTAATGTATCAGATATTATTTCGTAAGGTATACCATCTCGCTGTATAGCATTAAGATAATATTCATACGCTTTTAATTTTGTTTCTAAATCATGAGCTTTTTTAATTTGCGTATTAATATTTTTAATCTGAGATTTTAATACTTTTATATCGCTGTAGCATAATTGGCATTTACTACTTATATCATTTAATCTGTGATTTAGTTCATTTTCTTTATTAGTTAATAAATCAATAGCTTGATTTATTTTTTTATTTTCTTCTATAGCTTTAATATTATCGTGATATTTTTTTATTTTCTTTTTTATTGTGTTAACTTTTTGTTGAAATTGATCTCGCTTTTCTTTAGCTTGATAATATGATATTCTACCTGCATTTCTTTCACGCTCAATAGTACTTAATAAATTATTTATTTGATTTATTTTATTATAATCATCAATAGCGTTACTATTATTTTCAATAAATTCATTATATGTTTTTAGCTCCGCTAAAACATTTTGGACTTTTATTTTATCTTGATTTAATGAAATTTTTGTTTTTTCAGCTAGTTCAATAAATTCACTTTCTCTCTTACTACAATATTCACATTTAGGGTCAAATTCACATTTGTTATCTAATTTTTCTAACTTATGCTTTACTTCTAATTTTAACCGCTCTCGCTTTTGTTCTAAATCTTTAATTTTTAATTTAGTTTCATTGAACTTAATATATTTATCATTAACTATATCTATATCATAAGAATGTAATATCTTATTAGCTTTAGCTATTTTTTCTTTATTAGCAGCTGCAATACCTTCATCAGACTGTAATCTTGTATTTATATTTTTTATCTGGTTTTCTAACCCTACGAGTTCTAATTCTAATAAATTAACATCATCTAAAGGAACGCGTTTATGTAGTGTTTTAGTTTTTCCTAAAATACTTTTTTGTACCTCTTTTATTGAAATTTGAATAGTATCTTTTTCATCTTTATATTCATCATACCTTACTTTATCTTTTTCTAATTTTTCTTCTGCATCTAATAACTGTTGTGAATAATCTGTACTTCCAAAATCTTTTAATAGAACTTGTACGTCTTTTATTTCATTATTAGCTAGCTGATACAGCTCTTCAAAAACTGTTATATCTAAAAACTGTGATAATAAATCCTTTTTCTCATGTTGAGACATATCGATAAAGCCGGTATTCTTATTTTGAGCTGATAGTGCTGTTAGTATAAAATCATCATATTGTCCAACATAGCTCTGAATTATTTTATCTGTATCTCTCCGTTGTTCTCCATTTAATGATATATTATTACCATCTTCATCTACATACCAAAAATCTGTATCAACTCTAACACGACCTTTCATCCATCCTTTTAGTATACGTTTAGCTTTTCGTTCAATAAAATAATCCGTTCCATCAATTTGTATATTTATTTTACAATGAAATGTATTTTTTGTATTGTTCATTATTTGATCAGCTGATTTACTTCTACTACACCTATCAAATAAACAAAAACAAATAGAATCAAGGATTGCAGACTTACCTGTGTGGTTCGCAGCAAATAGTCCTATTAAATTTTTAGCTTTAGTAAAATCAATTTTATTATCAGGGCCATAACTAAACATATTCGAAAATTCAAACGTTTTTAATTTCCAAATTAAATTACGAGTAATATCTTCATTGCGTAATTCATTATTTAACGTTTTATTTATACGTTTAATTTGTTTCATCATATCACTATCAACATCATGGTTCTTTTCCATATATTCCTGTAATAATGTATTTTGATAATTAACATCTCTAACATCTCTTGTTAAAGCTCTTGTATTAGTTGCATACCCTTTAATTTTATCTTGCTTTATAATTATAATATCACGAGGTCGAGATTTTTTCTTTATTTCTTTAATATTTGTTTTAAGTTCAGCTTCAGTAGTATTTGTTGTGCGAAGTCTAACTCTAGGATATTTAGGTATATTATCTATATTAGGTAGCTTACCATCTTTTATATCAATTGTATAGAATCCGTAATTATTAGGTATATCAACAAAATTTGGTTTTCGAGTTTTAACATCCCATATAGCGTAACCATGTTTTTCAAATGCTTCACCAAAATTTTGTTGTATTAAAGATCCAGGGTAGCATATTGTTTTCTCTCTATCTACATATTGACGTTTATGAATATCTCCTAATAATGATAAATCATAGCCTTTAAATAGATCTGCAGTATATTCATCACCTGTCACTTCAAAACCAATATCTGTTTTAGATGATTTAACTGGTCCATGAAATAGTGCGATTTTTGTATCTGCTTTAAAGGAACTAGCTTTAATATATTCTGATGGTTCATCAAATATACTAAACACCGTAAAGTGCACGTCACCAAAATTATAAACACCAGAATCTTTTAGATAATGTAATTGTGAGTGATTTAAGTTTTTAATAATTGGTGTTAGTGCATCTAAACGGCTTGTATTATTAAGATTTGTATCATGATTACCTGTTATAATAATTGTATGTCTTATGTCTGCTAACTTTTTAAAAAATTCAGATGTAATTGAAATTAGTTCAGGAGAAATATCTGTTTTATTATGAACAATGTCACCAGCAACATATATTAATGATTCTTCTGGTAGTTGTTTTGCTGCACTATATAATTGTTTAAAAACTTCACGATACTCTTTGTGTCGTTGATAGTTTCGTATATGAATATCTGCAACATGCAATATTTTTTGTACTTTATTAAATCCAATATTTATATTTTTTATCAAAGCGCTATTCCCATCTTTTTAATCATTAGATCACTTCCAGTAATAGGGGTTGATTTATATATTATATCTGTAATATTTTTATATCCTAGTTCTGATGGATCTTGTTCATTCAATTCTGTTAAGTGTACATTAATTCCTGTATCTATAAAATATTGACATATATCTAATGCTTTAGATTTTGCATCACAGTCAAGTGCTATATATACAGTTTGTACATTTTTTTCAATTATTTGTTTTTTAAATTTATCTAATAATATTTTACCAAACAATGGTATTGCATTTCTTTTAACTGCTATTGCATCAAAAGCTCCTTCTACTATTACAATAGGTTCATTCCAGTTGATAAATAATTCAAAGCCAATAATATCTTTTGATATTTTAGGATTTTTATGCTTAAATGTTGAATCTTTATAATAACTTCTTCCTGTAAAAAAGTTAAGCTTACCATCTGAATCGTAGCTTGGAATAATAATCATTTTTTCATATGGACCTGATTCACAATATCCTATACCATATTTTACTATATCTTGTTTAGTTAACCCTCTATTTTTTAAATACATTAATGCATTTCTAAATTCTGGGTTTGCTTTTCTACCACCTAATATTAATTTAAATTCAGATGGTAACGATATGTGACATTGTTTATTTTCTTGTTTAGGTATATATGAATCTGTTTGCGTTCCTAAATCTCTTAACTGAGATATAGAAGCGTTAACTTTTTTAAATAATGTATAAAGCTTTCTTCCTTTAGCATTACAAACCCAGCAATGCCAATACTGTGTGTTTAGATCAATCTCCAACTTATGCTTATAATGATTGCATAATGGACATTTGAATGACACATTATTACCTGAGGTCTTTTTTGACCTACCTATAACAGACTCTAGTAAACTTAATAAACTCACAATATAAATATAAGAAAAATAATTTAATTAAACAACAATATTCTTAATAATATCACTAATATCTTCATCAAGTTTTACGTTAGCAAACCTTCTTGGTCCAATACAGTCATTATAAAACTCACCATTAGATGCTACATGATATCTATGATGTATATTTTCTTCTAAATAATTTACTTGACCTTTTGTTCTACCTAATATAAGAATTTCAAAGCGGAATTGCCACATTCCTAATGTTTTTATATCTTGATTTAATTCTTTAGATGAGCCTGTATATTCTTTCCAATTAGAATCTTTTCTAATAACCTTACGTCGTTTTTTACCTGCTACTTTTACACGACGTGTTGATCCGAAATATTTTCGACCAATATACTTCCTACCTGATTTTTTATTTGTAATTAAATAGATGAAACCAAAATAACCTTCAGGCGCCTCTTCTAGCGTTTTATTTTTATATAACCAATGACTCATTATAAATACTTTAAGTATCTCTTCCAATTTTTTTCTGATTTAGTAGCTGCTTTCTCATACGGGTGAGTTTTATAATTATATCCCTTTGCATACCCATCATCAAACTTTTTCTTATTTTGCAATGAATGTGTATGTTCATGTAATAATGATCTAATTACTTCTTGTATGTTTTCTGCACCTGCATAATAAACATATATCTTTTTTTTATCCCAATCATATTCAGCAGCTGGATTATCATCTTCCATTAATTCTTCTGCACCAACAGCACCAACTCTATTCCATATGTTGTTATGAACTTCTACTTTTAGCTTTTTTCCACCCAAATCTTTTACAATTTGAGGATACACTTTACTGACCACCTCCATAATTTCATTTTTGGACATGCCCTCATTTAATATGTCTTTTAGTTTTATCATTATGTATCAAATTGAACGTTGAATGTTATATCTATATCAGTTGGGCTTTTTACTGGGTATGCTAATTTACCAATTGCTAATAATTGATTACTATCATCAACTAAACCAATTGTAGTTATATATGGTGAAAAGTTAGATGATGAAGCAATACCTTGTAATTTATCACTATTTGGATCGTAATTTTTACGTACACTTGGATTTAATGATACATTGTATTCCCCATCTTCAACAACGCATTTATAATTATGAACAGTTCTTTCAACACTACTTTTAAAATTTAATGTATAATCATCAATTAAATCGTTATAAGATCCTGATAAATCTGTAATTGTTATCATGCCGTGATTATAAAATACATTACCAACAATACTACTATCTCTATAATAATTCTTCATAGATGTAATCTGGTTTGAAGATAAATAATTTTTAAATACTCTAAACTGATTTACTGATCCTTTAAATGGGTGTATGTAGTTCGTTGCTAATTTACTATGAAAGAATACACCTCTCTCACCAGATGCAGCTCTATACCTTCGTTTATGACTCCACTTTCTACCTCCAATAAGTATATTTGCTGTTTGATCATATATTGCAATATTAGTTGCAGGATCTGTTTTTGACGCTTGTAATGTACCATCAATATATAATTGCATAGAAGCAGTTGCAACCTGAATTACAACGTGGTGCCAGTTACCATCATTTAATGCAGTTGAAGATGTGATTTCTGTTAGTGTGGTATCATCTGTACCAAATCCTCGTAAGAATCGAATTTTACCTTTTTTTGATGTTCTACTATTGTATACCTGTAACTCCCAAGGGGTGTGTCTATTATTTGACTGAGCTTGTGATGTAGCTATTATATTATAATCATTATCTACTAGTGGTCTATTTTGCCACCTATTAGAAGTTGTTTGTTCGTTAACCCAATTACCTGTAAAGCTTTGAGTTACTGATTGTGATTCAGGTACGTTTATCCATGTAGATATAGACCAGTTATTATTCCATAATCTGTCTACACTCATCTGAACTGTTCCATCTATTTCTATATAACTATTAGTATCCTCATCAATGCTTTGAGATCCGTGTAGTGTTACATATGATGAACCACTTCTACCATACATTCCACCAGCTCCCATAGCTAGAGCATGATAATCAAAGGTAATATCTCGCCCTATAGCAGTATAAGGTCCATTTGAAAAATCTAATAACCGTATACCTTTATTTTCAATAAATGTTGAGTCTGTTTTATAATTACCTTTTTGAGTTTTGTATCCTTCATTAAGATCGAGCTTGATGTAATAATCATCTTTAGTAAAAGGTTCGAAATTTGATAATGTTTCTATATTCTTATCTCGTATATTACCTACCCCATCATCATATAAGTATGCTTTACCACTACTCATGGTAACTGATCCTTCTCTTAATCTATCTCCAAATATACGTGAAGGTATATCTACTACGTGAATTAATCTATGTAAATTACGAGTTTGTTGTCTAAAATATTGATTATCCCCACTAATGAAAGAATTTTCTGGATCTCTGTAGTAGATATGTTTTAATGAATCAAATATTTCTCGTTTATAAAAAGAATCTGTTGTTTGTGGTTCGTTAGAAACATTAGTGTTATTATTATCACTAATACTCCATTCACCATTAGAATACTGCCCTGAATAAGAAACTATTCCATATGCACCGGCTGTTTCATCAGTCACAGTCCATGATTTATGCATCGTATACTTTTTATCAGCTAGTGACGTACCTTTAATTGGTTTATATGTAAACCTTGCCATATCACCCCTCTACTAGTAATCTAATTTAACGCGTATGGTAGTTTCTCTTTCAAAATTCTTTAATAACGGCTTACTTAATTTTGCTACAGCTAATAAATCATTTTGGTCGTTATATAATCCTACTGTTGTAATAAATGTCTGTGGATTTTGTATAAATGACTGGTGTTTTAACTGACCATTTGAACCCGTTTGATATGTTGGGTTGGTTGAATAATTAAAATGTTGGTTTTTTGCGCGAACAAAAAAGTGTGTTGATGATACATCTTCTTCTGATCTAGCTGCAAAATATCCTCCATTCTTAATTGCATGCCACATAACTTTATTCATTGTATCATATGTGTTACTACCAGTACCGTAAGCTAAATCACTAGCTTCTCCTTGATCTAAACCATAAGTTGTTGATCCTGCAGCTCCTGAGCCTGTAATAACTCTATTACCATTAAATGCTAATATACCTAATTGAGGATAAAATAATCCCCAGTGATGATAATTACTTGATCCGTCTGTATATACTCCGTTTGCGTCTGATCCACTTACTATGTTATATACTAAATGACCGTTTACTGTTTCACCATTTGATACACTACTATCATCTATTAACTTCAACGGTGTACCTAATATACCTCCAAATACATTAGATGTATGTGAGCTAGATAAATTAATTTCCCAATTACCAGCATTTAACCCTTGCTTATATCTTGCACGATTCATAGTTAAGAAAAACATCTTATCGCAAGATACATTATCTCCCATTATAAATCTTGTTGATTCAGAATTATCATTTAGTAATAATTGTCTAAATTGACTATATACAGCTCTCGATGGTGTATAACCATCTGTCGCTCCTGTTTGTTTTGCAGTTCCTAATCCTGTTGCACTACCATACGCTACACTAAACTGTACTTCTGCACTAGCATTACTTGTTGCTAGATTATATATATCCCATTGAAATTTACCTGCGTCTGAAGCTACTTGTGCAGATGAAGTGTGAAATACAACTATACTTCCTGAACTGTTACTAAATACTGTAGATGTTACACCTCTTACAATGTTACCTTCTACTATATCGTCACTATTAAATCCTACATATGCCATTTTTTATTCTCCATCTAGTTTGCTTTTAATGCTGGATCTGCTTTAACAGTAACTGGTATTGTTATTGTACCACCTGTATCGTTTCCAGTTATACTTAATGTTGTAGTTGTCTGTGATACTAGTGATAATCCTTTTAATTCAATTTCAAATCCATTAACGGTATAAGATGATTGATATCCTGTTGCATATGATGAATCTACCGCTCCTGTTGTTGTTTGTGTTGTTCCTTCAAATCCAGGTCTCGGATTAGCTAAAGATACAGTCTGTTGACCTAATAACACTACTTGTACAATATCTGTATTTGCAATTGTAAATGAATATCCATTAGTTGCATTAGCATTAGATACATTTGCAGTTGAAGGTGTTATTGTTTGAACTTGACTAGTTTCTAATGTTACAGAAGATATTGGTAACTGCACTACCGGTAATACCTGTGTATTTTTTGGTAGAGTAACAAGTTTATATTTTAAAGTTTGTGTATCATTTGTGAATGCTTCTAGTACAGGCATCCTTTCTATTGCTTCACCGTAATAGGCAGAGCCTAAATTGTGTGATGTGTCATATAACCCGTAATCTATTTCGTCATCTCCTAGACAAAATTTTGTTATATTTAACTGTCCTTGAGCTAATAACTCTCGACCTTTTTTTGTTAACACTGCATCTACTGTTACAGATGAATTATCTAAATATCCCATTTTTTATATCTCCGTTGTATTATATATAATAAATATACAGCTTTTCAAATTTTCACTTACTATCTTAAATTATATAGGTTACCTTACTGCTAAATACCCATCTTGCTCCATTTGAATTATATTTGGATTAACTAATTTATATTCAACAACAGGTTTTCCATCTAATGTATGTATACTGCTCACATTAAACTCTGCGCTAGTCATTCGTGTACCTTCATAAACTAATCTACGCTGTGCATTACTTGAAAAGTAAGATGGGCTAATATCCGTTTCTACCCAAGAGCGTGTTACAGCTGAAGCGTTAATATCTGTCATAGAGTAAGATCCTGTTTTTCTTGGTTTTGAAACAGATGCGTTTTGTGATGAAAATACTGGATTGTAATTGTATAATGATGCTTTACTACCTGTTGTTATTGCTGAACTAGATACAAATGGCATTACATCTGATGCTGTTACTTCTCCAAACCAGCAGTTATATATTTCACTACCTTCAATAAATCTGTTTATATATGTATCACTACCGCTAGCTCCTTGCTGTGATGATCTAACGCCTATTTCAATAGTTGATACATAGTTTGAATACGAACTTCCTTTATATGTTTGTAAAGATGGTATATCTCCACTAAACTTTTCATGAAGCGCTGTTTCTTCAACGCTACTTGTATAATATGTGTTCATTTGAGACATAGATGCAGCACCTACTACTTTATGTCTCTCTAATAAATTAGGTCTTATCTCAATACCTACGCGTGCATCAGCTCTTGCTGGTATCATTGACTCTAACTGTTTAAAAAGTCCTACATTTATTGTTTTTAATAATTTTATAAATGCCCATATATTATACGCTCCAGAATACTTTTTAAAATAATAATTTTGAACATCTCTTAATGATGTATAGAAAGTTTGATAATTATCGCGAGCGTCTCCTATATAATCTGCTAAATCAAAATCTCCAAATTGCATAGCTATATCAGTATCAATTTGATCTTGAGGTGATAGTGCTATTGTTATTTCATGTGAGTCTAATGCATTAGTATCATAAGATGATGATTCAAATGATTCTAATCTACTTAATAAATTATTACGTACTTCATTATCTTCTATCCTAATTTTATTAGAATGAGGTCTAGCGCCTAATGTATTAGGTACACTGACATAATATGTTTCTCGATCAGCTGTATAATTATAAGCTGTTGAATCTGTATTTACAGGCCATCCATGTGATCCGATTCTTGTATGCTGGTCTGATGCTCCTCCAGAGTATAACCACATAGCATCAGTGGTGCCGAAATTTATATTCGGTACTGAACCTGTAGAACTATGACTTACTATTAAATGATTATTATACCTTTTTAGATCTGTACCGAAAGGAAATCTATACACTAAATCATTATATGCCATTTGAACAGAATCACCTACTATAGATGTAGGTGCTAGTGCGTGTTGGTAGAATGCATTATCAGTTATATACTCTGCCCAGCCTCTAAACTCCTGAATTGATCCTGTGAATCCTAATATTACTGGATGGTGTGTCATTTGTGATAAATCGTTGGAACCAGTTCCTATAAGGGTAAATTTATGAGCTCCATAAATTTGACTAACATTTGATGATGCAAGACCTGTTTGTGCAGAACCTGAATGTGTAATTTTTCCATCTGCATGTTCTGAGGCTTTTGCATACCTTATAATACCTGTATTTGTACCTGCACTTACCAGGTATTCACTAGTACCCCACGTTATGTTCCACCAATCTCCATCATAAAAAGGTTCCCAATTAGTAGATGCAGAAACACATGGAGTTGGAGCTCCTCCAGAAACTATCATATGTAATCTACCATATTTTGCTAACATAGATTGAGATCCAGCTGCTTTAGCAGAAGTAGAATCCCATCCTGCAGCTGATGATGAGTGTTCAAGATATACAAGCATACGTGGTCCATTTGTAGGTTGGTATAAGGGATAAGATCTCGCATCTGACGCAATATGCATACTATGAGAATTTTTTTGATCTATTTTAAATCTCATTTCCCACATAGACATTCTTCGACCGGTTGATGATCCATTTGGATTAGTAAAATTGAGATCAGCTGAACCTGTATCAAGAACGAAATTAGGAACTCTAAACTCAGATGATCCGCTACAATTTAATTGATATTGGAATTTTTTTATCTTACGTTTATATTCACTTTTTTCTGTTACAGGCCCTCCAAATTCTTCTACTCGTAATATTGTATTCGGGATACCATATATACGTAAAAGTGATTCTACACCTTCCTTTGTTCCTTTAGTTTTTAATAAATGCGGTATATTATTTAATATTCGTTTCCAAATTTGTTTTTGTGCATCTTCATGTGAATAAGATTCACGCCTTACATATGTTAGTATATCTCCTGATCCAGATGCTTGATACCCTTCATCTTCATCTGTGCCTAATAAATATTCCCATAATTTAGCTGTCGATACACCGCTATACAAATCCCATCCTAAAGCTTTAGCGCTATCAATTAATAAATCTTTAGATAATCCTTCATATATAGATTCTTCCCTATTAGTCATATTTTCAAAAGCTTCTACTTGGTTGTAGAAGGTGTCAAAAAAGTGACCTAACATATCATATAATTTTATCCACTGAACGTTTGCTGTATCAGATGTAATATGAACAGGAACAGTATAGCGTAGCGCGTCTGAATTATTTTGATCATAAAAAGATGCGCTCTCTAATTGACTAGTGTACCATGCTACTGCTTCAGAGCCGGTTGTATGTATTAGTGAGTGTGGCTTTAATGCTGTTGATTTTGGCCATGTTGATGGATTATATCTTGTAATTCCTTTTTTAGTACGCCTGTTTCCAGTATAAACTTGTTCAGTAGAGTGCGATTCAAAATATAAATATTTTTCATACCCATCAAAGGATCCTATAATTTGCTGCTTCTTTGAATCATATTCAGCTTTGTTTTGTACCATTACATATGAACCAGTTGCTGCTGATTGAGCTAATCCTGTCATCTGTGTACTATAAGCTTCTGATTTAGATACATAATACTCTATTTGTTCTAATTTATATTTAAATGTTTTTAATCGTTCTTCAGCTGATCCAAAATGTACAAATGTATTATAACTTCTATAATCATTATTTATAGTAATAGTATCAGAACTACTTAAATAAGCATTAATAATTTTATTTTGTACATTACTATTACTACCAATAAGATCATTAAATGAATATATATCCGTTGGATGTCCTGTTCTTGATTCTGCTGGAATTCGTAAGTTTGGGCCACGTAACTCTTCATAAACATCCTCGATTACTTGTGGTATATCAATATGTACAGGAACTTCAAATGGTATAATTAAGTTACGTATTAGTTTTACAAGAGCGCCAGGTCGAACAGATGTTGGTGCACTTTTCCCTAATCTAAATATTATAGTATCTTCAAGTGAACCATCCTTTTGTTCTACACCGTGATTTAGCCAGTTTATAGCTTGTAAATCTAATGGTCGACCGTTTTTACCACTCGTTAGTGTACGTAGTGTAACAGGCCAAATTCCTTTATCTGAATGCAATACAGCTTCATAGGTGTATTCATCATTTTCATCTTTTATTGATATTCCTTCCCAATCAGCTGGATATCCTCTATCTTTTCTATGTTCAAAATACTCTTCTTCAGATGAAAATGCGTGTTGACCTTTATCTTCGTCTTCATAGTAAACAGTTCCGTCACCAAAACTTTTATCATACATCCAATATTGACCTGAGAGTACCTTATCAGGTCTTACATTAGCTCGAAAATCGTCAAATGCACTTAAAACTTTTGGTGTTGCTTTAACACGTATTTCATTACCTGTTGATGATACTTCTGAAACTCTTACGTATCCATGCTGACTTAATTTAAGGTTTTTAGGAGGAGGAAACTCTTCTGGTAGTAAATTTCTAAAAGCACTAATTCGAAGTGTAAAAGATCCTTTTGTTCTTCCAAATATATCCCCTACAATACCTAATGCATCAATTCGTAATTTACCTTTATATTGTATATAAGGGGTATCAGATAATCTCATTTCCCTCGCTTCAACTACACCCGATTCAGCTCTTAACTCTAATCTTATGATATCTGAAGGAAGGTTTTTACTTAATCCATGTGGTATCATATACAATGCTACATTTTGTTTGATACCTTCATTAAATGGAGGAACAGAAAATTGATCTGTTATAGGAAAATTATCTATTTGTATTATATCACTCATTATACTTTCTCATCTGAATAATGTACTGTATGTATTCCTAAATCCATTGGTTGTAATGGGGAGTCTAAATCTAAATCAAATTCAAATTTATGGTAATATGTACGTCTCCACTTTTTACCTATATTAAATAATCCTTTTCTAAATGTAAAGTTGCATGTTACCTCCACTTCCATAGGGCCTGGATTTTTATCAACTTGTATTAATGCGTTCCATTCATCATCATCAGGTGGGTGGTAAAATAGTGCAGAATTTCCTGTATCACTTAATGCTGTCATATCTGTTACATCTACATCACTTAATGTTTTACCTTCGTGAGGATTACCATTACCTCCAAATATCTCACTCCAATCAAATCCAAGACCTACACCCGCAGATAACAATCCTGCTCCTGTTACAATTTTTGCATATAGTATAGGAACTATTGCACCAACACCAGGTATAAACGCAGAAGCCGCTGCTGCTATACCTCCAATTAATGTTAAGAGTGGTGCACCAAAATCATCAAAAAACTCTCCAAAAGCTGTTTTCTGACCATCTAATTTTATAGCTGTATCTTTCCATACTTTTACACCATCAACTTTAACGGTAGCTTTTATATCTTTAAATTGCCTAACTGGAGATTCTCCTTTTCCTAAATCTTTCCATTTAAATCTAACAAACATACTCCTACCTTTATATCTCTCATCCTGTATATATTCAACCCCTGTATAAGGAGTTATTTTAGGTTCAAACCTACCAGTAAAATATGCACCGAAATTCTCAGATTCTGAATCAATATCAACTCCAGCAATGGCAGCTGCATTCTCTGAATCTACTACAGCATATTTTATTTCTCGAATTATTTTACCTCTTGGGTTATTTATTTCTATTGTTATTAATTTAGGTGTCATAATCTTCATTAATTCACCTTCTTCAGTAGGGGATTCAACACCCACTTCAATAACAGTTTCTTCTACACTTTCCATATCTAAAAACCAGCCTTTATGAACTTCTTTTCCATCTACTTTCCAAACTATATCATCAGGTATAATCTGGTAAGATCCATCTTTTGGATGTATATAACTAATTGCATTATCTATATAAAATGTTGCTGCATCTCCTGAGAAAAATAAGTATACAGGATCTAATGTATATTGAGCTGGCCATCTATGTTTTGTTTCCCATTCTTCTAATGTCCAATCAGCAGCGGATTCAATATCTAATTCTTTTTTTGTTTCATCTGTTATTCCACCGTAATTAACAATTCTACTCCAATTTACAGCATATACATCTCCTGATATAGGGGGATTTTGTGGGTATGCTATCTCTTCTGGTAGTAGTTCAAATATTGTATCATTTATTATACCTACCTCTATATCACCTCCAGTTAAATCATCGTGATCATAAGCAAAATTAAGTACTTGTCTTGTAATTATATTTGGCTTTTCTGGATCAATATAATATATACCACCTATAAATCCTTGAGCTTCACCTAATCCTGAACCACCATCTCCTAACAGATATGGATCTTGCTGGTTGTTACTCATTGTCATGAGTGCTTCAGTAGCAGCGTTTTGAGGTGTTCCCCATTGGGTTTGAAATGTTTGCTCGTTTTCAGTTAAATGATCATGCTCCTTTTGATTACCTGCTGCAGCTGATTTTTCTATCTGATTTAGTAAATTATATTTGCCTGTTGCCATAACTTACCCCCTTCCTACTTAATCACTTTAAATACTGTCGGTACATTAAAATATTGAACAGAGTTTGTATATAATAAGTCAGGTACTTTTACTTGCAATTTATAATATCGTTCAGGAAATAATCCTGCAAAATTTATATCAATATAATGCTTGTTACCAGAGCATGCTATTAATGTTGAAACAGTATCGTGATCTATTACTACTTCACCTGTAGCATTATCTATAATAGCATATGAAGAACTAGCTGGTAAAGCATATCTTGTTATTGTTCCTACAGCATCTGTTTGTGTTCTTGTTGGAAATCTCGGCTGTGCTATTACCTCTACTCTTGTTTCTGTATCTTGTTTATATTCTGGTGTTAATAAAGCTTCTACTTTTATATCATCATTTGATCCTAACTCAGTCATAGATCCGGTACTTCTCGCCGGTGTATTATCCCACTTTGCTATTAACCGTGGTGGATAAATAGTATTAGTATTTTTTGAATAATACCTAGTAATACCTAATTGTGTTGTACTTGTTTCTTCTGATCCACTTCTCTTTACTATAAAGCCTGTATTTGTTATTGTATTAGTGTGCCAGCTTTCTACTATATTTGTAACATCAATATCTATATCTCCCTGCACACCTGAGAATTCTTGTGTTGCAGATTGTGAAGCATGTGAGCCAGACCAGAAATATCCTCCATAATTTCCACCTGTCCACAATACTTCTGGTGTTTTACCTGTTCTGTATAACCAACTTACCCCTTCTGTCGTTGTAGGGTTGTGATAGCGTTTACCGAGACCAGCAGTCCATGATTCTCTCATAGGATGTGCAACTATATTATATGTTTCTGGTATATCAATTTCTTCAGAAACAAAGAGTTTTAAATTCCATGTTAAACTACCACTATCTGATGCAGTATTTATTCCTAGTGCAGATAGTGATGCTGAAAGTGTAGATGTATCAAACTGTAATAACATTCTAGTATTTTTAGTACTTGATAATCCTGATGCTGATATTGATTTTTCTAATTCTAATATCTCATCTAACCCTGTATTTTTAGAACCAGAGTCTTCATACAGTGTTGCATTTTTAGTTGGATATATTGTTCTTATTGCCATGTCTTTCCCTAATACTGTATTACTTGTCCTTGTATATCATCGTTTGGAAATTTTATTTCAAAACATGATGGATCTAATGATGGAAAAATTACATCATTCATTGTTGCATCTTCTATATTATATCTGTATTTACTATACGCGCCGCCAAATTTATTTACTACTTCAACATCTATAACAGATTGAACTCCTTCTACGTTAGCGATACATAAATAAATATCTTTAAGATATATAACACTACCAAAAGTAAAGTTATCTATTTGATATTTTTCTTTTAATGCACTGATAGTTTTTAATAAAACTTTATTAGAATTTTGATTACTTAATACAGTTATTTTAAAATTGATACCAATGTTAACAATATACCCGTTTTTAATATTAATTGCATCTGTTAACATTCTATATTGTGACATATACGTTCTTAAATTCTCTTTTGCTGCCCCGACTGGTTGTGTTAATTTTTTTGATCTATCATATGTTAATACATATAGATTTATAGCTAGTGGGTTTGATACTGATATATGATCTTTTGTCATTTGTTCATCTGAAGCTACCCAAGCTTTTGCAATTGACCCAAATTTAGCTGGCATACTCAACGCTCTAATAACATAATCTTCTTTTGTTACTACTCTATTTTGTGTATTAAAAAATCCTAACGCATTCTGTCTTACTTGTTCAATTGTTTCAGGACCTGAACCACCGGTAGCTGGGGATACGTTTGCAACATAAATAGAGTTTTGAACTGTCTCTATTGTACCCTTTACTAATGTTTTATCATCTGGAAATGTTATTGTTTTAGATACTATATCTGTTACTTCATTAGTCCCAACATTAGCTCGTAATCCATATCCATGTAAATAGGTAACTGTTAATGTTGTATTGGATGGCATTTCACCATATGTGTTTGTATACAGGAAGTTAGAAGGATCAAATGATTTATTTAAATTATTAACACCTCCAGGTAGTGATGATCCGACATTTTGTGGATTAGGTATTATTTCTTCATCAGGATCAGATGATATTCCAGCTCCAAATTGTATTTTTATTCTATTATCTGGAGTAACTCTTGTTATAAATCGCTTACCTATACTTTTTAATGATAATACATATGGTATAGTGTTAGAATTTGCAGATAGTGTTGGATCATTTGCTACACTATTTACCGTTTCATTAAACACTGTTTCTTGCGCTAAAAAAGGAACTTCTGTCCAATTATTCCCATCTGAATCTACTATACTTTCTATTGATTGAACTCTATCACTATCTAATACGATAGATGCATATGGATCTGCTGAACCTAGTGCAAATTCTTCACTTCTCAGTTCTCCACTGACACAATTTACTTCTTTAGAACATAAATACTGCTCTGGCAATCCTGTTGATTCATTTGTTGTATATACTGATACCTGTGTTGGATCATAAGAACTGGATGTTCTAAAATCTACATGATCGATTGTTTGAAATTTTATACTTTGATTGGATTTAACAATCATACCTTTATTTACTCGTGGAGCATAATCCCAATCTGGCTTTACATTTGCTCCTGTACCGGTAGATGGTATTAGTGTATATACAAATAATTTTAGTGTGCTTGGTGTCGCTATTTTTGGTTTATAGCCGAAACTTTGTGCGATAGCAAATACATTTTTTCGTTCTTGAGCTCTATGCAGCATAGTTTCTTTCATAGAGTAATCTGTATAATAAGAAAGGACATCTCCAACATACGCAGCCATATCTATAAACATAGTTGATGGTGAGGCTTCAGTAAAATCTTTAACAGTATTTGGAAAATAATTTTTTGCAAACTCTATTAAATTTGTTTTTATTCCAGAGAAATCTCTCTGTGTAAATTTTACTTCTTTTATATTTTTCTTTGTATATGCCATGTTATAAACTCACATCCAGATTTAATATGTTACCTGCTTCCCATCCGTTAACCCTATATTGAACTCTTATATTCATTTTATTTTCTGCTGGATTAGATACTATATCGACATTACTTATAGCTATATATGGCATCCATTCTTCAACAGCATTTTCTATCGCGATTGTTGCTGCAGGTTCTAGTTCACCAGAACTTAATGGTTCATATAATAGATGATATAGTCCGCTACCAAATGTTGGATAGTACACCCTCTCTCCAGGTATTGTTAGTATTAGATTTCTTAAATTATCATGTATCTGTCTTGCTGTTGTATAGTTTTGATATGTTGTACCAACAGTTAGAGGAAAAGCTACTCCAATAGCTATTGTTTCTTCATAATCATTTGGTATTATATTTGGTACTAATCTAGACATTATTTTTTAAACCTTTTTACTAATTCTGAGTAATCTCTCGTTAATGCATTATTTAAATCATCTGGCAAGCTCTCTGCTTTTACTAACCTTCCGTTAAGATCTTGTTGCATAGGTTTTTGATTTATACCATTCTGCATTGCTGCAAACCCTGCTCTTGCGTCAGTAGCATCAAAAGTCTTCATTGTTGGATATGCTTCCTGTTCTGTTTGACTTAATGCTTCCGTTAATGTTAGTATTCCTTTTTCTTCCTTCTGTGTTTTTTGTTCTGTAAGTACACTTCTTACTTCTCTTTGCACTTCTTCACGTACTATTTTTCTAATAACCTGTGCTAATTGTTTTGCTTTCATATTTTATCTCCTAGGAATAGTATATATAATAAATATCACATATTTTTATTTTATATCTATTTCTGTTTAAATTCATCAAAAGTAGTTTGTAACTGATTTAACTCTGCTTGTATTGTGGCTGCTTGTCCGTAATACTGTCCAAAATCTGATATTCTTGTTGATTGTAATGTTGTACCTATTCCAGGTATTACAAATGTTTGCCATTGACAGGCAAAGTTCATACTATGAACGATATCGATGATTGACTTTAATTTTTCTAATAATTGCTCGTTAAATTGCATAATTTTATCCACATCATAATTCCATTTCTCCGTTTGTATGTATATATTCTTTTTACTATTTATAATTATATTATCTAATCTTGTTCCTAATACAATTCTATCACTATATAATACACATTGACCATGATCAAAACGTTCTAGGTCAGTTATGTCAGAATGTAATGGGCTTCGTAGCGGTATAGGTATATGCTGATCAGCTGTTAACCATAATGATGATGCATCATAAAACATATTTTCAATTGGTAGCCATCCTGTGCGTAAAATTGTAATAGGTGATTGATTTTTACTTGAACTGTTTCTCCATGGAAATTTAGCTTTATCACTTGTGCTCGACATTCGTAAACTTTGTCCAAACCTACCTTGTATAATAACATCACCTTCTTTTGTATCAACAGCACGTGCCTGATCAGGATATGGTAAAAATGTTTCACCAGGGTATAATTCTGATAAATCCTGCTTCCATGTTTTACTAGTTGCATTGGGTATTATATTAATATCTGCTGCATTGGATGTAATTCCCATATAATACCATTTTTTACCAAATCTAGGATCTTTTATACATACCACTTGCTCATTTGGTACAGGAACAGTATATGTGTGTGGTGATAGCGGTCCCATAGTTATGTTTAAAACACCGTGATCTTTTGTTTTAATATTTACGTTAATATCACCTATACTTCTATTATTATTATCATGTATTACCTTAACAACATCACCAAAAGCTGTTTCAGCAATTAAATGGTCTTTACCACCTCCGGTATATTGACTTGATCTAGAGGATTTTAATCTAACAAGCTTATCATCATCTGTAAATTTACTCATTAGAGATTTCTCCTACTTTTTCAACTTGTTCTATTAATTGTTTCTTTTCTTCTTCTGTTAATAATAAATTACCTTCATCACTACCGCGTCCTTGAGCTTTTTGTACAATTGCTGCCATCTTGATTAAAGCTTCATCATTTTTTACAGCTATCTCCATATAATCCTTAATTAATGGTACAATAATAACTGCGTCACCTATATTTTTTATCATAGGCTTCAATTCTGTTATAAGAATTTGTATTTGTGTCTCTTTACGCTTTGAGTTATCATAAATATCTTTCAATAAACTATCAAACGTCTTACCACTAAATATTTCTTTGTTTTCTTCCATAATATACTCCTATGTATATATAAATATACGAAAATAAAAAAGCGCCCGGTTAAAGGCGCTTTTATAGTTATATTTATCTGTAGATAACTATTTCTTCGTAAAGAATGATGCAATGATAACTAGTACTACTAGTCCTACAAATCCTCCATTACCTAATCCTTCGATTAGAGTAGTAAGATTTGCAATAACATCCATTCCGAAAACATTAGTACCCGTAAGTACTTGCCACAAGATTGTTACTGGAATTACTGCCATAAATATGGTTAGTAGTCCACCGAAAAATCCGTTTACATGTTTAATTACTGAATCCATGTGTTATTCTCCATTTTTTTTTATGTTTTGCGGCAATATTGCCTGGTGAGTTTTTTGAGCGATTAAATTAAATTAGAACTTAAATCCAAATCCTAACGTAAGATTTGTAGTTCCTTCTCCTGTATTATATACGACCTTTGGGTCTACGTAAATGTTATTTCTAACGGTAAACATTTTACCAGCACCGATAGACATTCCATCTGTACTGAATCCATCCACACCTAGATATCCGAAAAATCCTTTCCAGAAATATCTTGCATGAAAATCGATATCCATATCTGCTTCCTCAGAAGCTTGATTTAGTGACATACCAATCATAAGATTGTTTGTCACACCATATCCGATTGTTGGTGAAACAGCCCAATCAGTCCATGCGACATTATTAATATCACCTGTACCAACGTACCAATCACCTTGTTGTTGTGCTTGACATGCGAATATACCACATACCAATGCTAATGTTAAAATTAAATTTCTCATAAATAATTCCCTCTTTTTGTTAGTGCTCAAACTCACTATTAAATAACCTTTTTAAACCTTAATTTGTATAACTGTTTTATTTATAATACATATCATGTTTAAATAGTTTATACTACCTTTTTTCATATATTTTAAACAGCCTTATATACTCCTTCTTCAGTATATTAACAACACGTGTTATATATTGTGTCTTTACATCAACCATCTCGCGTACCATTATATAAAGTGCTTTTTTATTATATGTTTCTATGTTTTCACAATTTTTAAAAATTTCTAATACAGCATAAGCGATAGGTACATCTCTCTTATACTTTATTATTTTATCTATATTATCTGTACAGTATTCTATAAATAATCTATAAAAATCTTTTACTTCTTCTTGCTTACTCTTTCTAACTGATTCATTAGTTAGATCTCTCTGTGTATCAATTGCAATTACTGGCGCCTTCCCTTTCTTGTGATTATAATGCTTATAATTATTTTGTATTAAATAATTTTTTGCTACTATACTAAAGTAAGAAAACGCTTTACCCTTTTCCTTTGAATACTTATTTAACTTCTCTAATAAAAATGCTATTACCTCATATTGAACCTCTTTTGTTGTTGCATCAAAATGGTAAAACTTATACCTATGTACAAGATTTTCACACATCTTCATTAATGGTTTATGTATATGAGAATTAAATACTTTATTGCGTAATTCATGATCTAATTCATTATTATAAGCAATGATAGCATTTTCTGTATCTTCTGTAAAATATAATTTATTTTTACGAGGTCGACCTCTTTTAGGTCCTAGCTGCTTATGTCTTTCCACTGCTAACTCTAATTTTTTTCGCTCTATATCTGCATAAAACTCTTTAACAGGGCTTGATTTAACTTTCATCTATATCCTCTTTTATATTATATTTATCTTTTACTTTTGTTACTATATTCTTAATTTCGGAAAATACAGAACCTACCTCATCATCTGATTCAAAACTTCCTCTACTGTCTGCTTTTTTTATTGCTGCATATGCTCGATCTATATCTTTAATAAAACTATCCATGCTTAAAGAAACATCTGTCAGTTCATCATCTAACCGTTCCACCTTTTTTAATAAATTTATATTAATAAAAATAGATATAATTAATAATACACTTAATATAATGATTGTTGTAATCATTTAGTATCTCCAAAAAGATCTTTAAATAAATCTTTAGCTGAGTCATTAGCTCCTGATACCGTTTTAGAGGTGTAAGCTTTTCTAGCAACCTTTTTTGTTTCTTTTACTGCAGTCGAGTTACTACCTTTCCACGTTTCATATTCTATCTGACTCGCCATATGATCAGCGTGGTGTAATATAATAGGTAAGTTAATTCTCATTCTAGATTCAGGTCTAAATGCTACAAAATACGGTTTATTAGAATCATCATATAATCCATCATGTAACTTAATACCCATCATTTCATTTTGATTAAACTTAATACCAAACTCATTTAATAGTAAAAGAGATCTATCAGGTACAGACATAAAAGGTATATCAGGATTTATTTCATAAATCTTCCCTTGATTCTTTCTATGCCATTCAGATGGATTAGGTCTATACATTTCTATCTCTTGAGTACCTACTTTACCTAAATCGTGATTAAGTGCAGCAAACATTAACTCTTCATATGTGTAACCTGAACAATCAGATCCCATTTCTTTCCATGAGTTGTATACTTTACCAGCACATTCCATAACCCTAATAATATGATCAACATACCCACCCGCAAAGCAATTATGAAAATGCTCAAAGCTTGATGCAGGCATCATCATCATTCTATCTTGAAAGAACTCATACATTTCTATAAGCTTTTCTCTACGTGGGTCTGCAAAGTTACCGTTAATTAATCCGATTAACTTTTCCCAATTTTCTGCTATTTTATTTTCATCTAGATGCATATTCTTCCTCTAATTCTAATTCTACTTTATTCCAATACTTTATTGTATATGGATTATTAATTCCTCTTGGACCACCATTCCAACATCTTGCCATTTCTTCTGCTGTTGTTAATCCATAGTATGTACAAAATATATCAAACATTTCTATAGATTTATCTTTACTCCATCTATCCTGGTATGTATATCTAAAAAATGTTCCTCGCTTTTTTAATATTCGATTTACATCATCAACCATACATTTTCTTATTTGTAATATACCTACAGCATCTTCACTAGGCGCATATGCATTTGGATTACCTCTACTCTCAACTTGAATAATTGCATTTAATATATCTACCATATCTTTACCTGGTGATTTATCGAACATTTTATATCGATTTGAAAGTGAATCTAATACGCTTTGTAAGCTATCTATTACACACTGATTATCTTGAAAGGTGGTTATTACTTGTTCATACTCTACTACTTTATCTTTATATATATCTTTTATTTCTTCCATTTTAAATAAATTAACTACATATAAAATACTACATACAGATAGTGTAGTAAATAAAAATATTTTTTGTATATTCATCAGTCTTTTAAAATTTGTTTGTTATTACTTGTTGGTGGCTGGCACAAACACCCTCCAAATGTTTCTTCAATAGTTTCTGGATTATATCCTAGTGATGCTGCTAATCTCTTACACAATCTCTTAAAATCATGTATACTTAAATCTTCAGGTACTTCAAATTCTACCTTTTGAGCTTCCCTAGAATATGTGCCTCGTGTATATGTTATTTTATCCACAATATGTCTCCATTACTATTATTTATTATAATATAAGAAAAAATATTCATTAAACCAACTATTTTTGTACTTGTCTTTGAATTTTTTTTATTTGAGATGTTATTTTACGTATATCTTTTTTATACTTTGCTTTAGATAACTGCTTTTTTAATTTATGTAACTGTGTTAATAGCTCTGTACGTTGCTGTGCTTTCTGAGCTTTTGTTATTTTAGGTTTTGGTGGTTTCTTTTTTATAACAGTAGGTTTTAGTTTACCCTTTAATTCAGGATGCTCTACACCTCTCCTATATACATTACCATCTTTATCGACAAACTGTTTCATAAACCTCCAACCTCTCGGTTTACCGGATGGTTTATAACCTATACTCATTTCCATTGGAAACTGTTTATTATAAGATTCATTAACGCATTGATGACATGTGTAACCTGTTGCTTCAGTACTAACAGGTTCTACAACTCCACACACTTTACATTCCATGTGTCGTTGGCCATTTTTATACTCTGTATAATATTCTTTGTGTTCGTTCATATATTATATATATATTTAAATTAAAAATACAGGCAGGTTTTAACTACTTAATTATAACCGTTTTTGGTTTCGATTCCTCGGATAGAGAAATTCGAATGTTTAATAACCCATTTTCCATATTAGCTTTAATACTGTTAAGGTCGTATTTAGCGCTAATTTTCCATCCTAAATTAAAGCTTTTTCTTGTTATGCCTCTATGCATAAAATCTGGTGCTTCTGTTTCAGATGGATTGCTCTCGATATTAGGTTTGTTATAAGCAACCTTTAAAGTATTGCCTTCTGTTGTAATATCGATATCACCTTTCTTTAAACCAACACATGCTATATCAAAGCATAAATCTGAATCTTGTGTATATACATCTACCGGGTAATTTGGTTTCTGCTCTACATAAGATTGAAACATTGAATTGTTGTCAAAAAAATTTCTAAATAATAAATCCGTTGGAAAAAACGAATGTTCGTGTAATTGTATTCCTGTCATAATAAATCTCCTTAAATGATTTTAAATTAATAATTTTCTAAAATAATGATAGTAGTTAACCTGCCTGTATTAAATACTATTTTGTTTTCCCATATTAAATATGTAGCTATGTATTGTAATGTTACCGTGCTTTTTAATCCTATGTTCACATTCACAATTATTATTTGCTAACATTCTTTCTTTAAATTTTGTAAGTTCTGATAAATTAGATGAACTGATTGCTATATATCCATCTAATATCTCAACTTTAGTTTTCTTACTAGTATAAACAAAACTCGAATGTAATGGCTTTCCTGATAATGCTCTATTTGCATAATAATCTAACATCTCATCTGATAATGTTGATATCCAGTTATAAAACGATTCAGATGTTTTATATAAGCTCTTATCATGTGTATGTAAAATATCCCACAATCTTTCCTCATCTCTATGTGTATATTGTGTGAAGTATTTTTCGAACTCACTTACTTCATCTGTTGTTAATGATTTTATATAATCCATTAATGATTTTGATTTGTTTACTGTCTTACTCTCTCGTTGATGTACTATTGCTCTTATCTGATCAAATAATGTACTTTGATTACGAGCTGGTAATCCGCTACGTAAAGTATCAACCTCATCTTGTGTATACGAGAATAAGCTATCCTTCAATTTATCACTGAATAAATCACTTGGTGCTAATCCTGTATCTCTCAATTTCATATTATACCTCACGTTATTTTTTAACCTCAGATCCTCCGGGATTTTGACGACATGATCCCTGTTTGTCGTTTGGTATGGGTGCCTATCTAGGCAGCCATCGCCATTTCAACTTGTTCGCCAGTTAATTGCGGTTTGACCTTCCTTATACCCTTACTACCTGTCAACGCCATTCACCCCCATATTATAAGTTGTCACTTGGTGGAGATGCCGGGAATCGAACCCGGGTCCAGATTAGCAGCTAATATAAGTACTAGCGGTCATATATAAATATCTATTTACCATTTAAAATCCTTTGGATTGTTAAATGTTTTTTATTAATGATATTCATATGCTTCTTTTCGTCTTTAGTAATTGTTCGTGTGCTAACGATATTATCCATACTTACAACGAAATTAAGATCTTCAGTATAATCTTTAGTATCAAAATTATTTAAGCTTTTACATATCTTAATGTTAGATTTAATTAAAGTAATTAATTGTTTTATCTTATCCTTAACACCTTTATTATTAATCTTATTAGATAGTTTATCTATACCTTCAGGCATTTCAGCCCAGAAGTTATCTACAGCTGATTTAAGACCTGTAAGATCTCGATCTACAGACCATGCTCTGTACGTCTGAGTCTGATCATCTTTGTCTAGATATACATCAGCAATCTGCTTAAGTTTTTTTGATACTAATTTTTTATACTTTTCATCCATATTATAAAAACTTTACACCTGCATCTTGATTTGTTCTACCTAATCTAGTTCCTACATTATATCTATGCTGTGCATCCCTTAACGTCTCAATTATCTTATTTGTTTCTGTAAATGTTAATTCATGAGATTGATTACCGATTACTAATTTACCTATAACAGGACCTTTAGCATCACCTTGAGGTGTACGGCCCCATTCATGATTAAAGTTAATCGATCCCCATACATCACCATATTGTTTCGGATTGAATACTTTATTCTGATTGTGAATTGTTTTATTTTCCTTTTTCCACTGTTGTCTATTTTTACTAAATCTACTTTTTTTCATTTTTATTACTATTTAAATTAAACTTTGTTTTTATTAAGTCTCGTATTACAGCACACTTTTCATATTGCTCCATATGTACGAAATGTTTTTCCATCTTCCTGAGTATTTGACGTTGCTTGTATGGTGTTCCTGGTATTGATAAATCAACTCCATCTGTTATAATGTTATCATACAAATCTATAATTAAATTAGATATTAAATTATCTGTTAATTCTTCTAATTCTTCAAGTGTTATTTTTCGTCCGTTTATATACATCAGCGTTATTTTACTATAATATAAGAAATTAATTACTAATAATCAACTCCTTTTTAATCTTTCTTTCAGCTACTCTATCTTTTTTATCATACAATAAGCTATACATATTAGCTGCAAATGTATCTGTAAATAATAATATATCAGGCTGAAAGAAATACTTCTTTAAACCTTCCATTCCTGATATATCATAAACACCTAATACATTATCTCTACCTATAAATCTTTTATTAACTCCCATATTATATTTTCCAATTTCTGAACGCATGTAGTATCTCATCATCTACTGGTTCGTGTTCTATTTCTTTTTTTGCCACCTTAATGGTAGGCTTAAACGTTTCTATTATATCTATTATCTGTCTACGCTGGATACCAGATATAATCTCATTCTTATATGCTTCATCAACCTTCTCTAATGCATATGATTTATTATCTAACCATAGCATAGCTTCTTCTAATACCTTTTCAAAGTTAGCTCTCGTAAACTCTGGTAAACGTCTCATAGGTCGTTTAGGAGTTTTTGATAGTTCGGATGCTTTAGTTTCAGGAATATTTCTACTAGCTCTATATAAACTAGAACCAAACCCAGTTCTACCTTTCGCGTCTAACCTCTTAAGATACTCCTTTGTATCTTTATTCTTGATAACCTC